GCTCAAAAGGACCGCGAGCTCTACGATGTTATTCAGACTTCGTTTGGTGCCCGCCGTCAGCCGCTTCTAATCTCGTTCAGTACAGCTGGTTTTGACCGCACATCTATTTGCTACGAAGTTTATGAGATTGCCCGGCAAGTTGCTGAGGGCACAATTCAGCGCGACTGGTTCTACCCGGTAATTTACCAAGCTGATCCGGAAGATGACTGGACGGACGAAGCCGTTTGGGCGAAAGCCAATCCCAGCCTGGGACATACGGTCAAGATCGAGTATTTGCGCCAAGAGTTCCAAAAGGCATTGTCAAGCCCTGCGTATCAGAACACCTTCAAGCGGCTGTACTTGAACATGTGGACATCCTCTGAAACGCGCTGGCTGGAAATGGGCGCCTGGGATGCCTGCGGCGATACTGAGATTGACCCCTTACTGTTGGAAGGCTCAGTATGTTATGCCGGGTTAGACCTTGCCTCAGTATCGGACATTGCGGCGCTGGTATTGGACTTTCCTAATGAGCCAGGTGAAGACGAAAGCCATACCTGGCTGCCCTCATTTTTTGTGCCGGAATCGCGGCTGGATGATCCGGGGTTCAAGGACCGTGATCTTTACCGCGCGTGGGTGGAGCAAGGCTACATGATCGCCACCCCGGGCAATGTGATTGATTACGACTACATTATCAATGAAATCGCGAGGCTGGATGATCTTTACTTGATCAAGGAAATTGCCTTTGACCGTTGGGGGGCATCGCAAATTTCACAGACGCTTACAAAAATGGGTTTAACTCTCGTTGGATTTGGTCAGGGGTATGTGAGTATGAGCCCACCGACCAAAGAAGTTGAGCGCTTGGTACGCCAGGGGCGGATCCGCCATGGAAATCACCCGGTATTGCGGTGGATGGCCGATAACGTGATGGTCACAACGGACGCGGCGGGGAATATCAAGCCGGATAAGCAGAAAAGCCGGCAAAAGATAGATGGAATCGTGGCCGGCATTATGGCGACAGACCGCGCAATCCGCCATTCAGTTGAGCAACGGGAATCTGTTTATGAGAAACGGGGGCTGGTAATCGTATGAGTATTTTCGGTTGGTACGCAGAGCTCCGTAAGGTGATTGTGAACACGAAGCAGGGCAAGGATTTCCGCGGCGTGGTTTGGCGCAAAACGCGTGATTGCCTGGTGCTAAAGGATACTGAGTGGCTTTCCCCGGATGGTGCCAGAAAACTTGATGGCGAGGTGATCATTTTCATTGCCGACATTGACTTCGTGCAGGTGATTCCATGACGACAATCGTTTCTGAGACAAACCTGATCAACATGCCGGCGAATTGGTGGCCGAATACTGCAAATATTTACTTGGGTCCAACGATCAAGTCTGATTACAGCCTGGATTACCACCAAATGTACCGCTCGCATATGAACGTGCGGATTTGTGTTGATTTCCTTGCGCGTAATATTGCGCACTTGGGTCTCCACGTTTACACGCGGAATAAAGACAATAATCGCGAGCGCGTTCGTGAGCATCTGGCCGCCCAGATTTTGAAGCAACCGATGCCGGCGAAATACAAGGTAACCCAGTTTCAGTTTATCGAAGCCGCGGTTGCAGACATGCTAATCAGCGGGAACGGTTACCTGCTCAAGCACCGTGATACTGAGGGCAAGATTTGGGCGCTTCAGCGAATTCCTTACATGATGATGAGAGTTCGCGGGAGCTTGAACCCTGAAGAATACGAGTTGGTTGGCATTGAGCAGAAATACAGACCTGAGGATGTGATCCATTTCCGGTTTTACAACCCTGAGAAATCTGCCTTGGGCATTTCACCGCTTGAAGGATTGCGGGAAGTGCTTGCTGAGGAATGGGAAAAGGGCAAGTATAGCTCGGGCTTTTGGAAGAATGCGGCACGAATTTCGGGTGTGATTGAGCGTCCGATTGAAGCGAAAGAGTTCAGCGAGGCCGCTCTCAGAAATTTCAGGGAACAGTGGCAGGAGCTGTATGCCGGAGAGACCAATAGCGGCAAAACGGCGGTCCTGGAAGAAGGGATGACCTTCAAACCGATTTCCTTTAGCCCCAAGGATACCGAATATATCGAGAGCCGCAAGCTGAACCGTGAAGAGTGTGCGCGCGCTTTCCACATTCCGCCCCCGATGGTGGGTATTTTGGACCGGGCAACTTTTAGCAATATTGAGAGCCAGCACCGATCACTTTACTCAGATGTGCTGGGGCCGATGTGCGCACGGCTGGAAGGCGATTTGAACATCCAGTTTATGAGTGAGTTCAAAGACCTTGCCAATGCCTATGTGGAGTTCAACATTGAGGAAAAACTCCAGGGCGATTTTGCGATGCAGGCTGAACAAATGCGGCAGGCGGTAGGCGTTCCTTACATGACGCCGAATGAAGCCCGCTCAATTCTCAATTTGCCCCGCCTGAACAATCCAATGGCTGACACCCTGGTTACACCGCTGAACATGAGCACTCCAGAGGCAGTTTTGGCTCAGCAGGGAAAAGAAGCCCCCCGCCACACTGAGGTGGAAACGAAGGCAAGCGCGAGCTCAGTATTGCCCGTTTATCCCGATTTGGATGCTGAATTTGAGTTGAAGTGGCGCAAGCTGCTCACCGATGTATTCACCCGCCAGCGGGATGCTGTTTTACCCAAAGTGAAGTTGGACCAGCTTGATGTAATTTGGGACGTGGCGCGTTGGAATACTGAGGTCACGGCTGATTTTACGAAACTGACTTATGAAACCGCCTGGGCATTCGGAGATGCTTTTGCGGCTGAAATCGGGGCTCAGTATCAGCGTGAGTGGATGGAAGAGTGGCTGAAGGAAAATGCTCGGATTGCGTCGGAATACATCAATGCAAGCACGTATTCGCAGTTGCAAGCCGCATTGCTAACCGAAAACCCACGTGAGGCAGTAAAGGAAGTTTTTGCCCTGGCTTTGGCATTCAGGACCATTCAGCTTGCTGAGCAACGCAAGGCGATGGTTGAAAACTACATGGAAGCAAAGATCGCTGACGCGGTGGATGAAGTGGTAGGAAAAATCTGGACCGTTACCAGCAGCAATCCGCGGGATGAACACCGGCAGTTGGATGGCCAATATGTCGAAAAGCGTGCGGCGTTTAGTAATGGGCTGCAATACCCGCGGGATTACAGGGGCACGGCAGAGGATAACGCTAACTGCAAATGCAAAGTGAGGTGGGTGAGAGCACCTTTGGATACCACGCCTTTGAGAGGTGACTCATGAGATTTGTAGTTTGGGGAGCCCCTTGTTCAGGCAAAACCACCTATGTAAATGAGCATGCCAAAGCCGGCGATGTGATTTGTGATTATGACGCGCTTTATCAGGCGATCTCTGGGTTGCCCAAATATGAGAGATCGGAATCACTCCAAGGCTTTATGAAGGGTCTTATCGCTGAGTTTTATAGCCTGATCGAGAAAAACCCGGAACTGGACGCCTGGATCGTTACGGCCGCCCGAGACCGCAACCAGGCTGAGGAATTAGCTGCAAGGTTCGATGCTGAACTGATTGAGTTCAGAGTAAGCCGTGAAACAGCGCATGAGCGCTGCGATGCGGATAAACGCCCGGCGGAATGGCATGAGGCAATTGATAAGTGGTTCGATGCAACCGCAAAAGGTCAGGTGCAAAAAATGGAAAAGAAATTATTTGATGTGAAGTTGGAACTTAAGCAGGATTCCGAGGGCAAGGCTACCGGGGAGTTTGAGGCGATTTTTGCTTATTTTGACGTGATTGATAAGCAGGGGGATGTGACTGAGCCTGGCGCTTTTACTGAGGGGCAAAAGGTGAAAATCGCTGCTTGGGGGCATGACTGGTACAAGCTGCCGGTTGGAAAAGGCGTAATCCATCAAGATGGCGAGAAAGCCTGGGTGGACGGCAAATTCTTCCTGGATACTGAGGGTGGTCGCGAGACTTACCAGACTGTGAAAAACCTTGAAGAGCTTCAGGAGTGGAGCTATGGCTTTGAGGTTTTGGAATCCGGCCAGGGGGAAGTAGATGGGGATAAGGTCCGCATTTTACGCAAATTGAGCGTGTTTGAGGTGAGCCCGGTGTTTATTGGCGCGGGTAACGGCACGCAAACCACTGTAATCAAAGGTGAGGGAGAAATGCCCCCGCTTGTTGAAGAACCAGATCAAGATTCTGAATCAGAGACCGTGGAATCCGGGAATGAGAGCGGGGTTGATCCGGTGGAACTGAAATTCCTAATCGAGATTATTGAAAGGACACATAACGATGGAAAATGAAAAATTCCTAAAACTTCTGGGTGAAGCCAGAGAAATTGTTGAGAAAGCGATCGCCGATGGTCGCCCCATGACTGAGGACGAACGCAACCGCTCTCAGAACATGGTGAACGAAGCCAAACAGGGTTTGGATGATATTGCCTTCCAGAAAAAGGTTGATGAACTGGAGGCTGTGGCTTTCAAGAGCGTGGAGCAGGAAAAGGTCGAAAAGAAAGCCAGTGGCGATCTTGGGCATGATTTTGTTGAATCTCCTGACTTCAAGGCTTGGATGCAGAAGATTGCTCCTAATGGCATGATTTCTGAAAAAGCCAGCATCGGTCAATCCCCTTATATGGGCGTTGATTTCCCGCTGGAACGGAAGGCTGTAATCACCGGTCTTTCGGATACCAGCGGCGGCGCGTTTGTGCAGACCGATTATTCCGGTATCTACGAAGGAATGGGACGCCCGCAGCTGACCTTGCTTGATCTGATCAGCAAACGCCAAACCGGATCCGATGCTGTGGAGTATGTACAGCAGACCGCCCAGGTTACCCAGGCAGCGCCCGTTGCTGAAGCCACATCGTTGGCAGATGGTTTGAAGCCGGAAGGCGCAATGGCTTTTGCCAAGAAACTTGCCCCGGTAGAAACCATTGCTGTGTGGGTTCCCGTGACCAAACGCGCCCTGGCTGATGCCAAACAATTGCGCGGCATCATCAACCAGGAATTGCGCGCGGATGTCATGGACGAACTGGAAAATCAGATCTTGACGGGAAACGGCACTTCACCGCAATTCGCCGGCATCGCGGGCACTGTGGGCATTCTGACCCAAGCTTTTGCCACGGACATCATTACCACTGCCCGTAAAGCGATCACCAACTTGGCTGTGAACGGCCTGGACACTCCTACCGGCTTCGTTCTGCACCCGCAGGATTGGGAGGCTGTTGAGCTTGCACTGTTTGCTGCTGCTCCATACCTGCCTTACCAAAAGAGCCTGTGGCGTGTTCCTGTGGTTGAAAACGTGAAGATCGCTGCGGGCACCGGCTATCTGGGTAACTGGAATCGGGCTGTGCTTTGGGATCGTGAGCAGTTCAGTATCTCCATGAGTGACAGCCACTCCGACTTCTTCGTTCGCAACTTGGTTGCCGTACTCGGTGAACTCCGTGCGGCATTCGGTGTACTGCGGCCGAAGTCCTTTGTGAAGATGACCCTGACTGGAGTCTAACTACAGCTAATGGCTGAATGAGGGGTGGGCGAGATGCAAACCTGCCCCTCGAAAGGAAATCTTATGAGCGAAAAACTTGTGGAAGTGATTTTGGATAAAGAGCATGGCTACGGTGTAATGCTGCCGGAAAGTGAAGCCAGAGCACTGCTGAAATCAATGCCAAAAGTTGAGGATAAGCAGGTTGCCCCGGTTGAAAACAAAATGATTGAGCCGGCTGAGAAAAAGGCTGCTCAGGATACTGAGGAAAAACCTGTAAGCAAACGGAAAAGCAAGTAGGTGAATGATGGACTTTTGCTCAGTAGCTGACGTAGGAACTTTTTTAGGGGCAACGATTTCTGCCAATGATGCGCAAGTGCTTCAGGCGATAAAAGAGGTTACTGCCGTAATCAAAAACTACTGTAATCAGGTTATTGAGCAGGTCCAGAATGACACGATCAAGCTGGATGGCCAGTTGGCGATGAAGCTATTTTTACCTGAGTTGCCGGTGCAATCCATTACAAGCGTGAAAGTGGCCGGGGAGGTTTTACCTGTAACGCGCTACGCCCTCGCAGAGAATGGAGTGCTTTGGTATCAGCACGGTGTGTGGCCATTGGGTGCCCAGAACATCGAAGTGACTTACACCCACGGGTATGCGGCTATTCCAGATGACATCAAGGGCGTTTGCTATCGGGCAGCGGCGCGGCTCTACCAGGCGCAATTGAAAGCCAAAAGGCAGGATTTTGTGCCCGGGTTGAGCTCAGTATCGGTAGGGGATTGGTCTGAGAGTTATGAGGGTGATAAAGGCGCTGCTGGAGAGTCTGATAAAGGTGTTTCAGCGGCCCGGGCGCTACTCATGAGCGAAAAAGAGATCCTGAACCGGTATCGGTACAAGAGGCTTTGAGCATGAGCGCGAAATTCCCGCACATAATGACTTGGTACGCCAAAACGAGTACAGCGAATGTATTCGTTCGAACGGTGATTCCGTATGTCATGTGGCAGGCGCAAAAAGTGGCCAATATGGCTAAAAGTGGCTTAGTGGACTCAGATAAAGCGATTGTTTGGGTGCCGCTTCATACTGAGGATGGCGCAGATAGATCAGCAAGCCTTACCTTCAAGATCAACGACTTTTTGGTCCCCGGGATAGCTACGGAAGAGATGGTGGATAGTAATTTCACGCCCACAAAGCTTTTCGAGAAATACCCAGAAGCTATTCAGGTAAGAAGCATTGACCGGAAAAAGTATGGTCCTGCCTCGATGTTCCATTACCAGATTGGAGGGCGATAGTGGCCAACCGGTATGTTGAGCAACCTCAGCGCCGGGTAATCAAAACCCGCAACGGTGAAATGGTTTTGGATTGGGACCCACAGTTCGCGAGCCGGTGGAATAGCCGGTATCAACGGGCACAAAACTACGTGGACGCTCAGGTGCTGTATCGGTCGGAAAAGTTTATTCCAGTGAGGGATGGCGAGTTACTGAGGTCTGGCCGGCGATACACCCGCATAGGCGCAGGTGAGGTGATTTGGAAGACTGAATATGCCCGCCCTGTTTATTACGGTCGCAGAGCCCGGCGTGGGGTAGGGAAGAAGGTTACCAGGGCGTATCGGTGGTTTGCCCGAATGAAACGCGTTAGCGGAAAGAACATCGTGAACGAAGGCAAGCGTATCGCCGGTGGAGGTTTAGGAAATGGCTGAGACGATCATTGAATCACTGCGAGATTACATCCAAACCTGCCCGCTATTCGCCGCGTTAGGTTATCCGCTGAACGTGAATTGGTTGGACCCAATGGCCAAAAGCTACGGGATATTTCCTTTACCTGGGGACCGGATGATTGAACCATATTTGAATGGTGGTGGGATGTGTGAGTTTCCATTCGCGATCCAGGTAAACGAATCCAACCTGGACGATATAGCTCGGCTTGAGACGCAAGGTTTTTTCGAGAAACTGGGCGACTGGCTGGAAGACCAGAACCGGGCAGAAAACTACCCCATACTGAGCGCGAAATTGCGTGCATTTCAAATTGAGTCCCTGGGACAGGGTTATTTGCTAGACCAGGGTGATTCTGACGTTAGCACCTATGAGGTGCCTTGTAAATTGACTTATGAAAGGACAGAAAAATGATAAAGCGATCGAAGCTATTGCATTTTATGAATACAGGAACGGGAGATACCGCAACCTATAGTTTGATGGGGCCGGGCATTACCAACCTGAGTATTAACAAAAACCCTTCCTATACGGAAGAAGGATACATCCATCAAGATGTAGCAACCAAGACATTGGACTCACTCGCGCCTGAATTTGCGTATGAAATCAATGCTGACGCGATTGATCCG